GAGCTAACTGTTTTGGACAGTAATATGAGTCCAGTACCTTTTGCTAGCAGCGATGTAGTAATAAGACTAAAGTACTTAGAAGCTAAAAAAGTAGAAGTATACATTCGTAACAGAGATTTACAAAAAGCAAGATTTATTTGCTCTACATCTAAGATACTAGATATACCGGGACTAGACCCCACTGTAGTATCCTCCAAAATTTGTTCAAGAATAAAGTGAAATAAATGAAATTTTTTATAGTCGCGATACTTGGATTAGTAATCGCAACCGTGGCTAACGCAGATACAAGTTCTCTAAACTTAAACTTGCCTAGTAGCCCACAAAGTTATGCTTCTGATAGAATTCGTGCAGACGGAGTAGAGTGTCAGAACGCTATTGGTTCGTCTACAAACTTAGAGTTCGGAGTTGTAGGTATAATTAACGAAGGATATAATGATCCTTTTAATAATTCTTTCAGCTCAGACCCCTTAAGCACGCCTAGTTTAGGGCAAGAGAAAGACGTAAGTGTATATGCAAGAATAACTATACCTATAGGCGCGCCTAAAGAAAGAATTAATTGTAATGCACTATATAAATTAGAACTAGAAATAAAAAGGATGGAAGTTCAGAAACTTAAAGCAGAACTTAACAACTTAAGAAACTTAAGATTTGTAGGAGATAAAACACCTTCTACAGTACAGACCCCCGTTGCGCAATCAGTTGTGGCACAGGGGGACAAAGGGACTAATTAAATGGCAGAGTTCGAAGTTGCAGGAATGACGTTTAAAGGTGGAAAGATGGCAGTAGTTCTTACAGCTCTTTCTACTTTAGGTGGGGCATCCTGGGCTACGTTTGAATTCTATAAAGATTATATGGACATGAAAGAGATTGTTCAAAATATCGATGTAAACCAGATTGAATCTCGTAATGCAATAATAGAGACAAAGCTTGACGAAGCAATAGACTATACTCGAGATATTAAATCAGGTTTAAAAGACGATATACTAAGAATAGAACGACAGACGGATAGGGTCGAAGCCAAGGTGCGTACTTCCGAAGAAAATGTAAGAGATATGATAGATAAAGCAAGTGAGCGTTTCGAGACAAAAAGAGATGCTCTAACTTCCGATACTAGCAGAGAGATAAAAGAGCTAGAAGCGAGACTTGAGAATAAGCTACAAAGAGCCCTCGATAATCCCTTGTCGGACTAGTGAGGGAAGAAGTTTTTGAAAGAAAAAGCTTTATTAAAGATCTGTTTTTGTCTGTTCTCTAGGATTCAACATAGGGATACTATTAGGGATAATAATTTATTTATAACCTAATCAAAAAAATTTCTTGACATTTTAAATAATGTGCTCTATAATAGACGTATATTCAGCACAGTAATACATAGGAGAGATCTATGAGAAAATGTGGAAAATGCGGGCATGATTGTCATTGTGGCAAAGAGTGTAAAAATTGTATTAACGAAGTCTGTCAAGGCTGTACGTGTGATTTCTCACATGGAAGGAGTAACTAATGACTATTATTAAAAAAGCAAATGAATGGATTGTAAATGACAATACAGGCCTTCATAGATTTGAAACTGAAGAAGAAGCTATTGCTTTCGATAAGGGTGAATCTAAGCCTGAAGAAGGCCGGGCCACTTGGTACGGAGAAACAGATGGCAGTAAAGAAGAAGAGGAAGACGGCGAAGAAGAGGCCAGTTCCGACGAATAAAAAACTTTATGCAAATGTAAAAGCTCAAGCAAAGCGGAAGTTTGCAGTTTATCCTTCGGCTTATGCAAATGGATGGCTTGTAAAGACTTACAAAGCCAAGGGCGGTAGATACCGCATGGGGAGCAAGTAATGCCAGCAGGTAAAGGAACTTACGGAAAGAAAAGAGGACGTCCCGCTAAAAAGGGTAAGAAGAAGTCTACGGGGGGTTTAACAGCCGCTCAAAAGAAACTTCCACCCGCACTTCAAAAAGCACTAATGAAAAAGAAGAAAGGCAAGAAGTGACCTTCTAGGCACTAGTCCGGGAGACTAAAATGGCAGGAGTTAAACCACCCGGTGGATTGACTAAGTGGTTTGGAGAGAAGTGGGTCGATATCTCCCGTCCTAAAAAGGGCGGGGGTTTTGAAAAATGTGGAAGAGATAAGTCGGGAAAGAAAAAGTATCCAAAATGCGTACCGGCTTCAAAAGCAGCATCCATGAGTCCAGCCCAGAGAAAGTCAGCAATTCGTCGTAAAAGAGCCGCCGGTAATCCAGGAGGCAAGCCAACGAACGTAAGTACGTTTGCGAAGAGGAAGAGACGTGGCAGTAAAAAGAAAAAGCGTTAAGAAAAAAGACCCAAGAATTAAAAGAGCAGGAGTTTCCGGTTTTAATAAACCAAAAAGAACTCCTGGTCATCCCAAGAAGTCACACATTGTAGTGGCTAAAGTAGGCGCTAAAGTTAAGACTATTCGTTTCGGTCAGCAGGGAGCTAAAACGGCAGGGAAGCCGAAGACCGGTGAATCTGAAGCAATGAAAAAGAAGCGCGCAAGCTTCAAGGCTCGCCATGCTAAGAATATTGCTAGAGGCAAGATGTCCGCAGCATACTGGGCAGATAAGGTGAAGTGGTAATGAGCGATATACACCCAGCGGACGCAAATGGCGATGGAGTAGTTACAGACGAAGAAATCGCAATGCATTTAGAGTTTAAAAGAAAAGAACTCGAAGATAAAGATGCACAGCGAGATGCTATTCGTAAGATGGCATGGTTTTCTTTAATCGGTCTCTTGCTATACCCTTTTGGTATCTTTTTGACTTCGATGTTTGGCTTGGATCAAGCAGCTAATCTAATTGCTGATATTGCACCCACATATTTCGCATCGATTGCCGTACTAGTTTCTGCATTCTTTGCAGCAGATGCCGTTGGGAGCAAAAAATGATGTTAAATAGATTTCAAGCGGTAACAAGAGTAAACGACTTATTCGTATACGAGTATGATACCGTACAGTATGATGCTGCGGATTATTGGCGAGTACTAGATGTAGATGCTGAAAAAGACGAAGGCGACTGTGAAGATTATGCGCTTACAGTTGCTTGGCTTCTTGCAGAGAGAAGCAGATTTAAGTTTCTTAAAATGTTACTTACTGGTAAATTCAAGATTTGCTATGTAACAGTAAATGGAGGAGGACACGCTATTTTAGAGTACGAAGGAATGTACGTAGATAATTGGAAGCGGCAGTGGACTCTCCGTTCGGAATATGAACTAGACTATAAAAAGTACGATTGGACTTATAAATATGCCTTCAATCCTTTTGTAGTTATTACAAAGTTAGTAATGGGTAAATTCTGGAAGAAGTAATATGAGCACAAAAAATGATATAACAGGCGACAAGATACAATCCAGAGTAAGTACTAGCAAGTACGGAGACGCTTGGGAGCTTATTTGGGGCGAAGAAAAGAAAACTAGTATTCGTCAAAAAGAGCCAGAAGATTCTGAAGACCTTACAGAAATGGACTATTGCAGACGCTATAGTAAAACTAGATCAATGGGACAAGATTAAATATGGCTATTCAAATAAGCCGGAAGGACATAATTTCAGACTACTTGTTTGATTATGCCCAAGAAGATAAGTATCTAAAGCTGCAAGTAGAGCCTTACATGGAGTTATTAGGAATAGAGCCTTTACCTTCTCAGGTGGCTATTTTAAATGCAATTAATAACCCAAAATATCGTTTTGTATGTGCAGCACTGTCTAGACGGCAGGGTAAGACTTATATAGCGAATATTATCGGTCAATTAGTATCTCTTGTCCCAGGCTCTAACATATTAATCATGTCTCCGAACTATTCACTTTCGCAGATATCTTTTGACCTACAAAGAAACTTAATTAAGCACTTTGATTTAGAAGTAACTAAAGATAACGCAAAAGATAAAGTAATTGAACTATCTAATGGTTCTACTATACGAATGGGATCTGTGAATCAAGTAGATTCTTGTGTAGGTAGATCTTATGATCTGATTATTTTTGATGAGGCAGCTCTCGCAGACGGTAAGGATGCTTTTAACGTAGCTCTGCGTCCTACTCTAGATAAAGCTAACTCTAAGGCAATTTTTATATCTACTCCACGAGGCCGGAACAACTGGTTCTCTGAATTTTTTGATAGAGGGTTTACAGATGATTTTCCAGAGTGGGCGTCAATTAAAGCAACTTATAAAGATAATCCTCGCATATCTGAAAACGATATTATGGAAGCTAGAAAGTCTATGTCAGAGGCTGAATTTAGACAAGAGTATGAAGCTGACTTTAATATTTATGAAGGACAGGTTTGGAACTTT